AGGAGAGACACAGAGAGCGTAATAAACTCTATCTTTAGAGCAGCCGTAGACGATGACCATAAGAATCAATCAGCAGCATGGAAGTTGATTGTGGATAGAATCTTACCTCAAGGGTCATTTGAGAAAGATAAGCTAGGCGGTAAGCCTATGGTAAACATTACTATCTCTGGTGTTGGAGACACAGCCTCTATTACGGACGAGCCTGTTAATATCATAGAAGGAGATGTCGATGAGCTTGATTGACACCCTTGTGAGACACGAAGGACTCAAACACAAACCGTATGAAGATACTACGGGTCATATGACTATAGGCGTAGGACGCAATCTAAGCTCCGTAGGGCTATCTGATGATGAGGTGTACTATCTCCTCAAGAATGACATAAGACGCTGTGAGCAGGAGCTAGAGAACTCTCAGAGGTGGTATAAGGATTTAGACAGGGTTAGACAGGAAGCGATGATTAATTTATGTTTTAATCTTGGTATTACGAGATTAAGAAAGTTTAAGAATGCCTTGAGAGCGATGGAGGTAAAAGACTACGAGGATGCTGCAGATGAGTTCTTGGATTCGCTGTGGGCAAGACAAGTAGGGAAAAGAGCGTTTGAAGTCACTTACATGATACGAACAGGAGCATATTATGCCAATGGTTAGAGGAAAGAAATACCCATACACTACTGCGGGAAAGGCTGCTGCTAAGAAAGCAAAGATGTCGCCTGCAAAAAAGAAACCAATGAAATCATCTAGGCGCAAGTAATGGCGTACACAAAGCCAGGTCTTCGAGAAAGACTGAAGAACAAGGTGATGGCATCATCTAAGGGCGGTAAGCCTGGGCAGTGGTCTGCGCGTAAAGCGCAGATGCTTGCTCAAGAGTACAAGTCTGCGGGTGGTGGTTATTCAGGATCTAAGTCTAAACCTCAAAAATCTTTGTCAAAGTGGACTAAAGAGGAGTGGGGTACTAAATCAGGCAAGCCGTCTACCCAAGGCAAGAAAGCTACAGGGGAAAGGTATCTGCCAAAGAAAGCGCGTCAGTCTTTATCTAAGGCTGAATACGCTGCCACATCAAGAAAGAAAAGAGAAGATACAAAGAAAGGAAAGCAATTTTCTAAACAACCCAAAGCTATAGCCAAGAAAACTTCAAGAAAAAGATGAACTTAAACATATCCTTATTGGATTGGCAGAAGAAAGTCTGGAACAATACGACTCGCTTTAAGGTTGTTTCTGCGGGGCGTAGGACAGGTAAGTCGCGCCTTGCAGCCTATCTTCTGTTAGTCAACGCATTAAAGTCTGATAGAGGGCAAGTCTTCTACGTTGCGCCTACTCAGGGTCAGGCTAGAGACATCATGTGGAATCTGCTTATGGAAGTAGGTAGACCTGTGATTGAAAGCTCCCATGTCAATAATATGCAGATCAAGCTAGTTAACGGAACAACTATTAGCTTGAAAGGAGCAGATAGACCTGAGACTATGAGGGGTGTAAGTCTGAAGTTTTTAGTTCTTGATGAATATGCGGACATGAAACCAGATGTATGGGAACTCATACTAAGACCTGCATTAACAGACCTAAAAGGTGAGTGCTTATTTATTGGGACACCTATGGGTAGAAATCATTTTTATGAACTCTACAAACTAGCCAGTTTAGGCGAAGACCCGAATTATAAAGCATGGCACTTTACTTCATACGACAACAACCTTTTGGATAAGGATGAGATAGACGCAGCCAAAAGATCTATGTCGTCTTACGCTTTTAGACAAGAGTTCATGGCTTCGTTTGAAGCTAGAGGCTCTGAGATGTTCAAAGAGGATTGGGTTAACTTCCAAGAAGACGAACCCGATACAGGCGATTACTATGTAGCCATTGACCTTGCGGGATTTGAAGAAGTAGGCAAAGCAAAGTCTAAGAATAAAAAGCTTGACAACACTGCTATTGCAATAGTAAAGGTAGGAGAGTATGGTTGGTGGGTGAAAGACATAGTCAGCGGTCGTTGGGAATTAAACGCGACTGCTGAAAAGATATTTCAGATAGTTAGAGATTATGAGCCGATCTCTGTGGGAATAGAGAAAGGCATAGCAAGACAAGCCGTGATGTCTCCCCTTACGGATTTGATGCGTAAGTATCAAAAGTTTTTTAGGGTCGAGGAGTTAACCCACGGTAACAAAAAGAAAACTGACAGAGTTATGTGGGCGTTACAGGGTAGATTCGAGAATGGGGTCTGCACCTTAAATAAAGGAGAGTGGAACATCCAGTTCATGGATGAGCTTTTCCAATTTCCTGACCCACTAACACATGACGATTGTGTGGACGCTTTAGCTTATATAGATCAATTAGCTAAGGTGTCTTACTCATATGAGTTTGAAACACAAGACTACACAGTATTAGATTCGGTATCAGGATATTAATATGCTAGATAGCAATGAAAATCAATTCGGCATAGAAGAAACCTTGGAAGGTTGGGTGATTGGTAAGTGTGATGATTGGCGCGATCACTTTGAGTCTAACTATGAGCAGAAGTTTGAAGAATACTACAGGCTGTGGCGTGGTATCTGGTCTGGTGCTGACAGGAACAGAGAGTCAGAAAGATCTAAAATTATCTCGCCTGCTTTACAGCAAGCCGTAGAATCTTCGGTTGCAGAGATTGAAGAAGCCACATTTGGTCGTGGCAAGTTCTTTGACATGAAAGACGATATGCTAGACCAAGAGAAGCAAGACATTGTTTACTTGCGGGAAAAGCTATTAGCAGATTTTAAAAAGAACAAGGTAAGAAAAGCGGTGGGTGAGTGTTTAATTAACTCCGCTGTATTTGGTACGGGTATTGCTGAGATAGTTCTTGAAGAACAAAAAGAGATGCGTCCTGCTGCACAGCCTATTATGGAAGGGCAGTTACAGGCCGTAGGGGTAGAGATAGCGGATAGAACAGTATGTAAGTTAAGACCTGTTCTTCCTCAAAACTTTTTAATTGATCCTGTTGCGACAAGTGTAGATGATGCAATAGGCGTAGCAATTGATGAGTATGTCCCTGTCCATAGCGTAGAGATTCTACAAGAGAAGGGTGTGTATAAAGATACGCCTTTAGGTTACGCGCCAGAGGACTCGGACTTAGACTCAGACCCAGAACTTACCACGCAACCTACGGATAAAGTCAGGCTTACTAAATATTATGGTCTTGTCCCCCGCCATCTATTAGTAAACGATGATGAGTATGAAGAGGTTGAACAGCTAACAGATGCTACAGAAGACGAAGGCTATTACGCTGAAGCTATTGTAGTTATTGCTAACGGTGGTACTTTGCTCAAGGCAGAGATGAACCCGTATATGATGCAAGACCGACCAGTAGTCGCATTCCCGTGGGATATAGTCCCTGGACGATTCTGGGGTCGTGGTGTTTGCGAAAAGGGATACAACTCTCAGAAAGCATTGGATGCAGAGCTTAGAGCAAGAATAGACGCACTAGCTTTAACAGTACACCCAATGATGGCAATGGACGCAACCAGATTGCCTCGCGGGGCTAATCCTACGGTAGCTCCAGGTAAAATAATACTAACCAATGGTAATCCTGCGGAAGTATTACAGCCATTTAACTTTGGGCAAGTTTCTCAAATTACATTTGCACAAGCTGCTGAATTACAACGAATGGTTCAAACAGCAACAGGTGCTATAGATTCTGCGGGTGTTCCAGGGTCTATCAATGGTGAGGCGACAGCAGCAGGTATTAGTATGTCGCTAGGTGCTATTATAAAAAGACATAAGAGGACTTTGGTTAACTTCCAAGATTCTTTCTTAATTCCGTTTGTTACTAAGGCTGCTCATCGCTATATGCAGTTTGAGCCAGAGATCTATCCTGTTGCGGATTATGTATTTGAGGTAACGTCTTCTTTGGGTATAATCGCCAGAGAATACGAGGTAACTCAGCTAGTACAGTTATTACAAACTATGCCCGCTGACTCACCAATGTATCCTTCTTTGATTCAATCTATTATAGATAATATGAATCTAAGTAACAGAGAAGAGCTAATAGCTACGCTAGAGCAAGCAGGACAGCCTAGCCCAGAAGCTCAAGAAGCAGCGCAACTAGCGCAGCAAACGCAGTTCCAGTTCCAGCAGTCGCAAACAAATGCGCTTAACGGACAAGCTGCAGAGTCTCAAGCAAGAGCAGGTAAGATAGCAGCAGAGACTAAAGCTATCCCTGTAGAGCTTGAAAATGACAGAATTAAAGCAGTATCCACTAACCTACAGGTAGGCACTGAGGATGATAAAGAGTTTGAAAGACGACTCAAAGTGGCAGATACTGTATTGAAAGAAAAGAAATTAAATCTTGAAACTGCTAAGGCATTGTCTTAATGGATCAAGAAACAGAAAAGTATTACGATTCTTTGGCCGATATGTTTATGACCGAAGGATGGAAAGGACTGCTAGATGAGCTTAGAGCTAATGCAGTTAATATAAATTCCGTTGAGGCCACAAAAGATAACGATGATTTAATGTTCCGTAAAGGTCAGTTAAACATCTTATCTTTAATTCTCAACTTAGAATCTACGATAGATCATATCCGCAAGGAGGGTAGCAGTGTTACTGTTTAACTTTAAATGTGCTGATGGGCATATACATGAAGCTTTTGTAAAGCTTGATGAAGTTAGAGAGCGTCCTTGTCCAACGTGCGGAAAGATGAGTAGTACGATTATCTCACCTGTCAAAATTGCACTTGATCCTATTTCTGGTCACTTTCCTGGAGCGACTATGAAGTGGGCTAAAGATAGACAGAAGAAGATAAAACATGAACGCAAGGTAGCCGATTCGTAAGTCCCTTGTGGGGTAGCTTATATGTTGGTCTTGTTTCCATAGGAGTTTAATAGTGGCGCAAATTATTGATGAACCTTTAAAAGAGGTAGATGATAAAGAAACAAGTGAATTAGTCTCGGAAGAGGTAGCTAATGTAGAAGAACCACAACCAGAACTGCCAGAGCAATACCAAGGTAAAACTCCCGCAGAACTGGTAAAGATGCATCAAGAGGCTGAGTCTAGAATGGGCAGCCAAGGTGAGGAAGTGGGTCAACTACGAAAGATTGTTGATGATTTCATTCTCAAGCAAAGCGAAGTCAAGGAACAGGAAAAAGCCGAAGAAATAGATTTCTTTGCAGAGCCTGACAAAGCCGTAGAACAGAAGATTGCCAACCATCCTACTATCAAGCAGTTAGAGGAATTGGGGAAGCAAATGCAACAGAGTCAGACGCTGACCGCTTTACAGCAGAAGCATCCTGACATGAAGGAAATTGCTGTCAACCCAGAGTTTCAAAAATGGGTTGTAGGTAGTGAAATTCGTAAAGAGTTGTACAATCGAGCAAACAGTGGATACGACTATAATGCTGCGGATGAGTTGTTTAACAATTGGAAATCAACTCAAGAAACAGTAACAAGAGCCGTAGAGACTGAACGCAAAGATCGTAAGCAAACTCTTAATGCTGCATCAACTGGTAGTGCTAACGGTAGTTCAGAGACATCTCGCAAAAAGATCTATAGAAGGGCAGACATTATTGAGCTAATGAAAACTGACCCTAAAAGGTATATGGCTATGGAAGGAGAAATCCAACGTGCCTATGCTGAAAAAAGGGTTAGATAACCTTTTGGAGATCTAAGACATGACTGATTCAACCTATCCCAATATGGGCGGTGCGGTAACTAATACCAGTGCTGCTACATTTATTCCAGAAATTTGGTCGGACGAAATTCGTGCTGCCTATGAGAAGAATCTAATTCTCGCAAACATTGTTAAGAAGATGAGCGTAACAGGAAAGAAGGGTGATATTTTTCACATTCCTGCTCCCGTTCGTGGAGATGCTCACGTTAAGGCTTCTGCTACTGCGGTAACAATTCAGAATGCTACTGAGGGCGAAGTGCAAGTTGCAATAGACAAGCACTACGAATACTCACGCATTATTGAGGACATTACTGAGACACAAGCTCTTTCAAGTCTTCGTAACTTCTATACTTCAGATGCAGGCTATGCCCTATCCCGTCAGGTCGATACAGACCTCATGGATCTTGGTAAGTCTTTCGGTACTGGTAACGGTACTGCTTGGACTAATACTGCTGCTGCATTTTTCTGTGATGCGTCAACTGGCTTAACCGCATACGCTGACGACACAGTCACAACAGCAGACGTATTTACAGATGCATGTTTCCGTGACCTTATTCAGAAGCAAGATGATGCTGATGTCCCTATGGATAATCGTGCATTCGTAATACCTCCTGCATTGCGTAATGCAATCATGGGTGTTGACCGATATGTCTCTTCTGACTTTGTAAGCGGTGAGCCTGTACAAAATGGAAAGATCGGTAACCTATACGGCATCGATGTATTCATTTCTACTAACTGCCCGATCACTGAGACTGCTGCACAAAACTCAGCAGGTGGTCAAATCCGAGCAGCTATGCTAGTTCACAACGATACAATGATCTTGGCAGAGCAGTTAGGCATACGTTCACAGACTCAGTATAAGCAAGAGTTCTTAGGTACTCTTTATACTGCTGACACATTATACGGTGTTAAGACTTATCGTCCTGACAGCGGTTTCATAATGGCTGTAAATGGTTAATAGAGGAGGGGGGTAGAGCAATCTGCCCCCTTATTCTTTATGAAAGATCCCCGATTAAAAAAGATTGGCGTTTCTGGTTTTAACAAACCAAAGCGTACTCCTGGTCATCCCACCAAGAGTCATGTTGTTGTGGCTAAACAAGGTGACCAAATTAAGACTATACGATTTGGACAACAAGGCGTTAAAGGCGCAGGGAGTAATCCCAAGACTGCCAAAGATAAAGCTAGAAAGAAATCTTACTACGCTAGGCATAACGCACAAGACGCATCCCCTTCAAAGTTATCGGCTCGTTATTGGAGTCATAAGACTAAGTGGTGAGATAAATCATGACAGTAATTATTACCAAGAATAGCTCTACCGCATCAGCCGTACCAAGTACGAGTGACTTGGTTAAAGGCGAGTTAGCGGTTAACGTAACTGACAAGCGAATTTTTACAGAGAATAATTCTACTCAGATTGTAGAACTAGGCACTAATCCTAGCTCTATTACTACTGCTACTGGAACTGTCACAGGCACACTTACCGCTAACGGTACGTTAAACTCTAGTAATGCCGTCCTTACAGGCGGTACAGTCAACGGTATGGTTATAGGTGGTAGCTCTGCTTTAGCTATTACAGGAACTACCGTAACGGCTACTACAGGCTTTGCAGGTGACCTCACAGGTGCGGTGACAGGTAACGTAACAGGCAATCTCCAGGGAAATGTCACAGGAAATGTCACGGGAAATTTGACAGGAAATGTTACGGCAACATCTGGTACTACCAATTTACATAATCTTGCGTTAACAGGTACGGTAGACTTTAACACTGCACGACTAACAGATATTGGTACGCCTGTTGCTGCGACTGACGCTGTGACCAAGGCGTATGCCGATCAGCTAATTACAAACCTTATTGATGGTGCTCCTGCTGCATTAGACACGCTTAATGAGCTTGCTGCTGCATTAGATGATGACGCAGCTTTTCACACAACAGTAACTAACTCTATCGCATTAAAGCTACCTCTTGCGGGTGGTACTATGAGTGGCGCGATAGCTATGGGCACTAACAAGATTACTGGCCTGGGTGATCCAACGTCTAATCAGGATGCAGCAACTAAGGCTTATGTTTTAGCACAAGCAGGTGGTGGTCTTCCATTATCAGGCGGTACAATGTCTGGTGCTATTGCGATGGGTAACAACAAGATCACTGGTCTTGCAACGCCCACTGATTCGGCAGATTCAACCACAAAAGCGTATGTTGACGGCATATTAGGAAGTGCAACCTCAGCAGCTACCTCAGCCACAGCAGCAGCCAACAGCGCAACCGCTAGTGCGAGTAGCGCGTCAGCAGCCTCGACTTCTGAGGGAAATGCAGCAACAAGTGCGACTCAGAGTGCAAACAGTGCAGCAGCAGCAGCAACAACTTATGATAACTTTGATGACCGCTATTTGGGTGATAAATCATCTGATCCTACTTTGGACAATGACGGTAACGCTTTATTAACAGGCGCTTTGTATTTTAATTCTTCATCAAATCAAATGAAGGTTTATTCAGGGTCTGCGTGGGCTGCTGTTGCTCCCACAGCAACTTCTATTAATCTTGCATCACAAGTTACAGGTACTTTACCTGTTGCCAATGGCGGTACAGGCGTTACATCAAAAACTGGGACAGGTTCTGTTGTTTTAAGCACAACACCAACTTTAACGACTCCAATTCTAAGTGGGATAACCACTACGGCTAGTGGCTCAATGGAGTTTTTACCTGCTGATTACACGATGGTTATCAGAGGTGGAGGTTCTAGCGAAGGTACTATTAAACTTAATTGTGCTGCCAACAGTCATGGTCAATCTATTACAGCGCAACCTCATTCTGAAAATGTAACAAATGAGATGTTATTGCCTAAAGGTGCAAACTCGACTTTAGTAAGTTTGGTATCTACAGATACGCTTACAAACAAAACACTAACAAGTCCAGTTCTTACAACACCGAATCTTGGAACACCAAGCGCAGGTGTACTTACAAACACAACTGGTTTGCCTTTAACAACTGGCGTTACAGGCACATTGCCTTTTGCAAACGGTGGTTCTGGAGCAATTACTCCATTAATGAAAGGCACAAATTATTCTGCTGTTAATCGTGATTACATAATAGCAACGGCAGGTTCAATAACCATTACTTTACCTTCTAGTCCGTCAGCAGGTGACTCAGTCACAGTTAAAGATGGAACTGGTGCTGCAGCGACAACTAACTTTACCGTTGCTAGAAACGGATCAAACATTGCTAGTGATGCGTCTGATCTTACTTTTGATAAAAACTTTGCAGAAATCGTAATGACTTATGTAAATGCCACTATCGGCTGGAGTGTCTAATGACAGCTTTATCTGAACTTCTTCCGTCTGGTGGAATACAGAATAGTTTAGATTTTGTTGCTCAAAGTGCAATAAATAATGGGCAGACTGTCGCTTTACGCAGTGATGGAAAAGTTGAGCCAGTGGTTCAAACAACAATTGGAAGTTCTGTAAGCAGCCAAGTAAGCATAAGAAATCCAGCTAGTGGTACAGGCGGTACAATGTCTATGGCTGTTCCTGTTTTCGATGCAGCGAACAATAGATATATTGTTTTTTGGTATGACGGTTATCGTTGCAATTTAAGAGCAGGTGCGGTGGCTGCGAATGGAACTATAACTTGGGGTACAACTTTAGGGTTGGGTATCAGTTATAAGAGTGGGTTTGCTTGGGACAGTACACAAGGCTACGGGATGGTAGTTACCTCTGATAATTCGTATCAAGTAAGAGTAATTTCAATTGATAGTTCTAATTATATTACTTCTTCATCAAATGTATGGGGAGGAAGAGCAGGTGGAGATAGTAGTTATGGTCCTACTGTTTCTTTTGATCCTAGCAGTGGAAGGATGCTTATTTTTGAAGCAAAAGATATATGGAACTCTTACGGACCTATTTGTATACCTATTGAAATTACTGGTTCATCTTCGATAACTGTAGGAACTGCCACCTCAATATCTTCAAATCAAACTAGACTCGAATCTATGCAAGCTGCATACGATTCTGTTAATGAAATCACTGTTGTAACGCGAGATGTGTATGGTCTGGCGTATCCTGCACTTGTCCCAATAACCGATACTGGATCAGGTGGGGTTACAGTAGGAACGGCTGTTCGATTAGGATCAACAACAGAGGAAGGCTCTCTTGTCGTTTCAATGAACGGTAGTGAAGGTGTAGCTGTACACGATATGTACACAGGCTCTGGCTCAACTTATCGTGTTGTTGGTTATGCTTTTGATGTAAGCGGAACGACAATAACAGCAGGTAGCCCAACAAATTTCGGAAGCTATGCTTCGAGAACAGTTCCCTATTCGTTGGGTGTAACTTATGAAAATCGGTCTAACACTTATGTAACAACTTGGAATCAACAGTCTGGTAGCGTTGCTTATTTTGCGTTAGCAACAAAAAGTTCTTCTTCTATATCTTGGAGTAGTATCGGCACAATTAATAGCACCAATCCAGCAGCATTTGTAAATGGTAGACGTATGACTAATGCAGCAGCACCTAGCACTTCAGCAGGTTATGGATTCATATTGTTTCCTTATGTTACAGATTCTTCTGGAACGCGAGATTATGTCTATAGACTTGTCACACCAAGTTATTCGCAATCGAACAACACAGACTTTATTGGCACAGCAAACGCAGCTATTTCTTCAGGTGCTACAGGTGGTGTTACAGTATTGGGTGGTCTTGTTACTAACCAAACAGGATTGACGGCAGGTTCGGATTATTTTGTGCAAGATAACGGCACACTAGGCACGACTTCAACTTCAGTAGCAGCAGGGAAGGCTATATCGGCACAATCAATTAGTTTAGTGGATTTATAATATGAGTAATTTAAGCGATTTAATTGGTGGCGGTGGTTCTGGTGGCGGTAAGACTGCTGACTTTGTTGCAACAGGGACGATTGCAAATGGCGTTGCAGTAGTTCTTAACTCTAACGGAACGGTTTCTGAGGTAAGTGCGGAAGGTTATCCAAGCACTGTGGGTAATGCTTCTGTCTTTATAAGTGCTGATGTTAATAGCATAAAATGTGCTTATGATCCTGTAGCAAAAAAAGTTGGTGTCATCTATCGCCAAAGTGGTACTTCGCGTTGCGTAATGGGGTCTATAGCAAATGGTGTTGCTACATTTGGAACTCCAGTTGTTTTAAGTAGCAACGGATCTTTTCAAGATTCTAACGCTATAATTTTTGATTCAACTAATACCTGTTGGATTGTTATGTACGGCGTGCAAGACGCTTACGCAACTGGTCACTTATACATTCAGGCTTCTGATCCACAAAATTATAGTGGTAATAATTTTAATTTCTACTCACCACAAAGTACAATGAATAACTCATATGCAAGTTATAGTCATGTAAACATGGTTTTTGATACTGCCATAAATCAAATTATATATACTTTCAGAAACGCTTATCCTTACAACTCTCAGTACGTCAGAAGAGCAACTTATAGCGGAAATCAAAGTTTTAGTTACAGCACTCAATACTTAATTGGTAATCAGGGTGATTCTAACTTTCCGAATGCTATTGTTTACGACACTGCTTCAAATCATACCATTATCGGTTATCAACGAAGCAATTATAAATATTTTAGGGCTATACAAAATAACGCAAATGGTAATTTGACTGTAGGTTCTGAATATAACCCTAGCATCAACGATCTATATAATTTAACAATGGTATTTGATCCAGTAGCAGGGAAAACATTTTGTGCTCATTCAGATTATTATAATTCATCGTCTGGTGTTGGATCGTTTTTTCTGTTGACTTATAGTGGCAGTAGTTTTTCAAAAACAACGGCTGTTCAACATCCAAGCTATACCTCTGGTATGGATTATCTTGAATTGGCTTTTGATAGTGATACTAATCAAATTGGTATTTTCTTTAGGGAATACAATCAACCGTTAGCAGGAAAATTTGTAATAGCAAGCATAAGCGGAAGCACAATTTCTTTTGGGTCTACAGTTACCTCAATTTCTACAGGCAGTTTAGAAGCTAATGGCATTTGTTATGACTCAGATCAAAAAACTTTCTTTTTGGTTATCCGTGATTATCAAAATAATAACTATGGAACATCAAAAACAGTCACCGCTCCAAGATCAAACAATACAGAATATGTAGGAATTAGCGCAGCAGCTATTTCCAACTCTGCTACTGGAACTGTAACGTTGCGTGGAGGGGTTGCAGAAAACCTATCAAGTTTAAGCCCAAACAGTGCTTACTATGTGCAATCTTCAGGAACAATATTAACAACTGTTTCTTCACAAAGTGCAGGTAAGGCATTATCAGCCACTAAACTTTTACTTACAGGACAAACATGAAAACTATCGTAGACAGCGAAAACAATGTTTCTAAATATTTAGTAGAGGATGATTACCCAATAAATGTTACGGCTAATTTTATTGAAATGGGTGATCCGTCAAATCTGGATTTGATAATTTCGGATTTAAACAGTGGTAACGCAACTGTAATCGAAGATGTAAGCGAACCAGACGATTGGTTTGGCAACAAATACACTTGCACTGCTGAAGGTGTGTTTGCAGAAATTGAGGGTTGGTTTGATCCTCGCGTACCTATTGAAGAAGAAGCAGAGTAGATGAATGATAGAAATCTCATTAGCTGTTGCAGCAGCAGAAAAGGCTTTTCAACTTATAAAATATGGAGTTGACAAAAGCAAAGAAATACACGAGATGCAAGGAACTATTGCAGCTTTCTATGATGCAAAAGATAAAGTTACTGAAGCTAAAGCACAGTCAGAAAACACATCTGCTGCAAACAAAATGTTCGCAAAAGATTCTGTCGAATCGTATGCGTTACAAGCAGTATTGGCAGAAGAACGAACTAAGAAACTAGAGGCACAACTAAAGAGAATGTTTCAAGATAAAGGTAAGACTGCTTTGTATTCACAGATGATGAGAGTCAGGCAGCTAGAAAGATCAAGAAGGTTACAAGCAGCAAAAGCAGCAGCAAAAAGAAAAAAAAGAATAGCTGACTTAACTTTTTTATTAGTCATAACAGCCGTAGGAGTCGGTGCAATTGCGTTAATGATTGGGTTTGTTGTTACAAAAATAAGCTAAGGGGATTTTATGAGTTTATTAGATTATTGCTCGACAGATCGACAAAGAGAAATTATACAAGCCTGGTACAATCACAATCAAAGTGCAGTAGAAGCAGCAAAATCAATAGGTTGTGGTGATAGCACCTTTAGAACAGTTCTTCATAATGTAAGAATTAGAGCAGCAGCAAAAGGATTTACATTATATTTTGACGGGTCAAGATTTGTTGACGAAGGTCATAGTTTAATTGGTAAGTCTACACTTACAAAAGATGATGAAGGCAATACGGTCTGGATTAAAACAAAAGCAGACCAGATAAAGAAAGACAAGGCATTTAGAGCATTTGTTCAGGAGTTATGCGAAGGCATTAAGCCTATTAAAAGCAAGCCAAAAACTTCTAGACGTAAAGACGAATTGCTTTCTACTATTATAATTGGTGATGCTCACTTAGGAATGAGAGCAGACAGTGAAGAAACGCGCGACAGAGATTTTGATACAAGCATTGCTTCAAGAGAAATTAAAGAAGCAATTAATGAGTTAGTAGAACGATCCCCTGAGTGTAGAACAGGGATGCTTGTACAAGTCGGTGATTTCACACACTCCGATGGTTCGTCGCCTTTTACGACAAAAGGCACATTGGTTGATGTAGACACAAGATTTGAAAAAGTAATGCGTGTTGCTGCACAAACAATGATGTATGCAATAGATAAGATGCTAACTAAGTGCGACACAATACAAGTCGCAATAGCTAGAGGAAACCACGACTCAGACACTGCTCTTGCGGTGCAGTTAATTCTAGAGTTCTATTACTCTAAAGAGAAAAGAGTTAACATATTGAAGTCAAAAGGTTTTTTTCATTACCTTCAGTGGGGTAAGTGGTTGTTTGGAATACACCATGGAGATAAAGTAAAAGCAGCTAAGTTAGCGCAGATTATGCCAAGAGATATGCCCGCAGCATGGGGCGAAAGTACACACAGACTTTGGTTTGTAGGACACTTTCATCATGCGTCAGTCCAAGAGTTTGAGGGAGTTACAGTGCAGAAGTTTGGTACATTAGCTCCACCTGATTCCTGGCACTCAGGTCAAGGATATGGTTCAGATCATACGATGAGTATGATTGCATTTAAGAAAGACGGGGGTAGGCACATTACTTGTACCTACGAAATACCAAAGCAGTATGCAGAGCCAGATGTAAAGATATGAGTGAAGATAGATTGAGGCGTGTTGAGCATAAGATAGATGACCTTCAAGAAGCCATTGTTTCTTTGGCTAGAGTTGAAGAAAGGTTAGTTACTGTTTTTAACAGGCAGTCGTCTATCGAAAAGAAAGTCAATGCAATGGATGATAAGTTGCAAGAAATGGCTTTTAAAACTGATAACAGATTTGGCGAAAGACTTTTCTGGATATTTATTGTAGGACTAGTAGCTTTGTTAACTAACTATGCAGGTGGATTATGAAACTTTTAGCACTAATACCTTTGGCTTTTTTATTCTCATGCTCATCTCTGGATATTGTAGGAGATGCAGTAACTAAATATTGTGAGCTTTCTGAAGCACAGAGAAACGCAAACAAAGAAGCTGTAGCAAAATCCGTAGCCCCTAACATGATAGAGATTACTTGTGAACAAGAGACTGATACAGAAGGCGTGTAAGTACGCATTACTTGCTTACGAAAAAGAGATTGAAGGCGCAATCAAGATTGAGTCTAGAGGTACATCTACGACTTGTTATTTTGTAAATGCAACTAATGAGCAATACGTCATCTTTCGCGGGACTCAACAAGCAAGAGATTGGATCTTTAACATGACTGCGTTCCCTTGGAGATATAAAGGGCGTTGGGTTCATGGTGGATTTATGATGGCGCATAGGTCTGTATGGAAAGAGATACAAAAGCATCTTGATCCTAACAAAGAAATTATTTTTACAGGTCACTCGTTAGGTGCTGCTCTTGCGGAGTTGTCAGCGCATTGCTGCCGTAAGTTTGAAAAGACTCGTTTGATTACGTTTGGTAAGCCAAATGTTTTTATGCGTCCATCTAAAGCAAAGATGAAAAACTTAATCTCGCAAGTATCATTTGTCTGCGGGTCAGACATGGTCGCAAGAATACCCGCGATAGGTTACTGTGCAGATGCAGGACAAACCATGGTGTACTTTGATAACTGGGGTAAGACTTGGATAGACCCAGAAGATTCATATGTACGAAAAGACAGGGGTATAGGCGATGCTATTTCAGACCACGATATGGCGGGTTATAGCCGTCTTACTACTAAGTTTTGTTCTGAGTAATTGTGCTATTACTAATAACTTAAAGGATGGATACGACAAAGGAGACATAACAAAGGGTTTGGTAGAGGACGTTAAGATTTATTGTTCTAAGCCAGTTTCTTATATTCGTAAAGCAAAGAGAAGTTTTTTATTTGCTTCAACAGGAATGATGTTGCCAGACCCATGTCCGAAGTTATAGAGTTTCCACCACAGTCAGTAGAAGGGTTAGAGGACTTTGCAATAGAAGTTGAAATTGAATTAGACACGTTATGTGCAGGATTGATGGAGCAAGGTATCCCGCCAATCTACTTAGTAGGAATGCTTCAGTCGCAGATACATTATATATTAGCTGCGTTACAAGAAGAGGATGAAGAGTAATGGGAAC